TAGATACTAAAGCTGTTCCGAAGGTCGCTTCATAAAGAACTGTGTAAGGCGCACTTGTTAATTGTCTAATAGAAAATGTTACATCAGTTCTTACTGTTCCATTAACTGTTATGATATCATTATCAAACTTAGGCATGAACCCTGCATCGTCTGCTATTCCTAATGTAGTTAATCCAGATGATAGTGTCCACGTATGTGCTGGATTAAATGAGGAAGGGTCTGCTGTAATAGCTGCTTGTTGATCGGTCCACCGACCATCTGAAGGATATAATATATCGTCTTTAGGAAAATATATTATAACGGGTTCATCGTATATAATTCTAAAGAAGGCTTCGATGCTTTCTGGTGTTCCACGACTCTTATAAAAATCAACTAAGTGTTTATAGAATACTCTTGGGTCCGCAGAAAAACTTCTTGGAATTGGAGTACCTATTTCATTCTGTAATTCTGTTAGTAATGCAGTTTCAATTAAATCAATATCTCTTTGTAAATCTAATTGATTAAGATAAAATCCTGATTTGTTTTCTTTCTCTAAATATAAAGCATATACCTTAACAAATTCTACAAGCTCTGGATTAGCAGAAACAATATGAGCTGGAATTAAGTTATCTACAAAAGATGATATATTGTAATCGTTATTATGCATTATTGCTCGTTGTCGTATAATCAATACCAGCAGTAGTACCACCAGTAGCCATTGTATCTACTTCACCTGTAATAGCAGCAGTGGCAGTTTTAATTGTAAGTAATTCATTTCGTGTAGGCTTAACATCAGATGAAGCCGGCTTAGTATTAATAGTTAATTTAGTAGCAGAAGTATCCACTATAGATGTAATATCAAATGCTGAAAGAATAACACGTCCTGTAGTTTCATCTACGGTTCCTGCATCAGCATTTTTTACAAGACCATCAGTTGCAGTAATAATTTGAATTACATTAGATGATGTTGTAGTATTATAATAATCTTTAAGTATACAAGTAAAGCCATTATATACAAATTGTGAAGATGTAATATATGAAGTATCAGTCTTAGCTAATGCTTGGTTGAAATCGAATTGGTATTTTGTTGTTGTTCCTATATCTGGAGTAAATTCTTTATGCATTTTTACTCTGGTGATATTAGAAATAATAGAAATATTAGTTGAATCAATTAATTGTACTACATTTGAATGTCTAAATACTCCACCAAAGTCTTTTAATGTGTCATCGTTATAAGTTGTTATAGTAGTTCTAATAGCTTCTGCTAAAGAGTTAACAGTAACATTAGCTACGTTTGGATTATATTTAAAGAATATTTCTAAATTAAGATAGGTATAATCTGGGTCTACTAATACCGGTGTAATAGAAACTACATTTTTTGGTTTTAAATAATTATTAATGATGGTTAATTTATCTGTATCACTTACAACTTCTGCATCGAGTGGCTTAATAGAAACATAAACCTTACCATAGTCAGGCGGAATATTATCTTCACCACCCCAAACTGTTAATGTATCTATATTACCATAATTATTTTTAATAATAGTTTTATAATCATCTGGAGTTACTGCTCTATTCTGAGCTACGAAACCAAGTGGTGCATTAAATCTAATTGAAGATGAAGACTCTGGAGCAGCTCCACCAGTACCTTTAGTAACAGTAGTTAATGTTCCATTAGTATTACTAGGAGCTCCTAAACCATCTACTAATGTAAATACTGAAGCTCCGTTAACGTTAGTTTCGTTAACAGTAGAATATTCTATTTCAACAATATTACCATTGTCTGGTTTCTTTCCAATAATTCCATCACCAAATTTAACTTCATAAAAACCATCTTTAGCTTCTTCTAAGAAAAATATTTTTGAGTTGCTATCAATATTGACAATGTTAGAATAAAGAGTATAAATGGATGAGTTAGTAGATGTAGAACTTTCTTTAATAGTTACTTTAATTGATTTAGTATTTACTCCTGAATCTGCTAATACATATCTTTCAAATTCATTATTTTGGAATGTGAAAGATGATGTATGTAATTCACCTTGCTCTAATTTAATATTATCGAAATGCCATTCAGCACCAGCCGCTGCAGTACTATCCCAATTAACAGTAGTAGTAGCTGAAGCAAACATAGCATATGGAACAGCATCAACTATAGTTTGAAATTTTGCACCTCGAGCAATTACCAATGGCAAAGGATTATCCCCCGAGTCATGATTAAATAATGGTGACGCCGTGTTGTCATAATTCATAACAACGTTTACATATGAAACAGATGGAGTAATACTTCGTGGAGTATACCCTAATAATTTCGCATGAGATACAACTGATGAACGTAATTGTGCTGTATCCAGGAATGTTTCGTTAAGGGCGAAGTTAGCATTAATAGAATTAATATGTGTTATGTAAGACAACACATCTATAATAGTATTCATTGCCGAGCCATCGTAATTATAATCGTTGAAGGTCGTATCCGTTGCCTTCATATAAGTAATTAGATTTGATTTTATTGTATCGAAATCTAACTCACTTGCATTTATTCGTCTTTGTTGTGCCATTATCGTATTCTCTCTAGTGTAGTTGAAACATCTATAATTTCGTTATCGCTGAGTATTTGTATAGTAAGTGTAATCTCAATATTATTATCATCAGGCATTGCCTTTATATTAATATTTAATACCTTCGCTCTGGGTTCATGATTAGCCAATGCAAGCTTTATTGAGCTTGAAATATTAGCAGCTGTTACATTATCTAAATTTTCAAATAAGTATGAGCGAAGATTAGCACCAAAATAAAAATTAAAGGGTCTTTCTCCCCAATTAGTTTTTAAAATATTAAGTATAGACTGTTTAATAGCCTCTGTATTTCTTTTTATTCCTACGTCATTAGTATTTACATTTTGTTTAAATGAAAAATCTAAGTCTGTATACGGTGATGTTCTTGCTATGCTCATATTAGTATTTATATCTAAACGGTATCAGGAGGACCAGTATTTACTGTGTTAAGACTATCTGCACCATCTCCTGGATGAGTATGAGAATCAAGTACAATTTTATCTGTACTATTACTAGTAGTCGTTAATTTTTCAACTACTAAATTTTCAGTAATATTTACTTCACCATCTAATTTAATAGTTCCCTTATATATTGTATCATCATTCTCTTTAGTATATTCTGACTGCACTATAACTGTTGCAGCATCCTTTCCTGTTTGTTTTATTGTTACATCGCCTGTGCTTGTTACTTTAGTTGTGCCTTGTGTTACAGTACTACTATCGCCAGCTACTGTCACTTCACAATTACCAGTAACGTCAGCTGTTAAATAACCAGCAACTGATACATTACAATTCTCTGATGTTATAATATTAACGGAACCATGCACTTCTAAAACATCATCATGCATTACTAATGTATATTTATCGCGTACTACTTTTTCTATTTTAGTACCATTAGGTTCAATGATTTCATAAGTTCCACTCTTATGTCTTTGATGAATCCTTTCTTTTCCAGGAGTATCATCATATTCTTTTACATGACCGCTCTGTGTTTCGTATACATTGTTGTATGGATACTTCGGTCCATATGTAGAAAGTGGTTGCATAGCTCCAACTGAATCGCTTGCATTGGGATCCGCTTCCTCTCTTACTCTTACATTATTATCTTGAACACCCGCTGATGAAGAAGGAATAGTACCTAAGACAAAAAAGTCTTGTCGTGTCTCATCCAAAAATGTTCCACATACTAAAGTATTTAACATTAGGTTTGTAGAATGTCCTATACCTTGATAAGCCGGAGAGTTCGTGGGAGACATAACTAAAGACCAAGGGAGGTCCTTAGTATCAATCTCATCATGTATTCCGAATACATTAACTTTAACTCTTCCAAGCTTCTTCGGGTCATCTATATCTACGACTAAACCATGTTTTATCATTTTAAAATCCTTTCCTTAATCCTTCATCTATTCTTTCAGGCTTAGTTACACTCTCAGCAATTAAATTCTTAGAGAAGTCTTCATGTGAAGTTGGTCTTAATAATCTAAAGTCAGTATAATATTTGTACTCACCATCCATTAATACTCCCTTATGGCTTATACCAGCGACGAGCCAATTGCCATCATGTCTTTTTTTATAATCTACATCGTCTTCAAAATTACTAGAACCTAAAACTACTTCAATAAGTTCGCCAACACTTAAACCTGGTATTGGTACCGCATTCATAACATCCATTTGTTTATTGAATACTTTCCTTTTATCTACAGATGTATTTCTTCTAGCCTGTGAATATTTTAATATAGGCTGTGAATCATTATCATACATGTCACTTCTAACATGACACATAGCAGATATTGGAGTAAGTCCTTCTGCTGTCTTTCCTTTTATATAACTTGTATCTGATAAATTTAATTCATTTAATTCCATTCCATACATACCAGATTTAATTTTAATAAATGTTCCTGCGGAATCTTCTTTTACTAAAAAGTCCGCAGCGGATCCAATTGGATTCATATCAAGTTTACCATCTGAATCATAACCTATAGCCGATTGTTCTAATTTTACATCAGTGAATAAATTATCTTTATGGAACATATCTGAAATAGACATTAAATGTGAATGTAAATTATCTCTTGCTCTTTCAAATAAAAAATATCCTCTACCTTTTGAATCAGCTGCTGCATTTAAAATTGTATTAATAGCATCTGCAGCATTAATATTAGGAGCTATATACTTTCCAGTAGTAGATGATATAGAGTGTGCTACTACTCCAGCAGGACTCGACGTCTCCATCATTGCAATAATCATATCAGTAGAAGACCCTTCATACGCTTGATTTAATTTATAAAAGTTTTTAAAATATTCAGCAGTGGATATTAAATGAATATTATATGTCTTATGCGATACTTTATTTTCTACATCGGTAATACCATTAACATAAAATAACATATCAACTTCTTCTTCAAAATATTCATATCTTACTCTAATATGTATTTGTGCATCGAATAAACCTTCTAGAAAATTGCGTCCATCTTCAATAGCCAATCTTCCAGCAGCAGCACCAAAAATAGTTTCTTCAAAAACTATTGATGTTACTATGTCTGTAATGTCTACATCGGCGACTGTAAGTTTTAAATTTTCAAGAGTGTACATACTACTGCATCAGTTTAATAAATTTTTTCGATATGGTCCTTATGTGATCGAATTTAATTACCTTCATATTTTTATTATTATCATGAATAGAAGTTTCCCATTCTAAAAATGTTGTGGCGGTAGTACCAGAAGTTCTTTTAGGAACTCTTCTTGAGGTAGTATTATCCGTATGATGATGATAAGCATACGCTGCAGACTTAACAGAAGATGCAATCATACTTACAACAGTCCCTACAGGATATGTTGTAGTAGCAGTCTCCGCTGTTTTTGTTACTGATAAAGACTCTCCACCCACAGTAAAGGTTCCTGTTAACTTTTTAATAACTAAGTATGAATTATTTACATGAATTTCTTTAATGGTTCCAGTGGCTCCGCTTAATGCACCAGTAACTGTTTCTCCGATTTCAAACTTTCCACTTAACGCATCATTCGTGTTCGCAGCTAAATCACTATATTTGTTAGTACAATATTCTACTAATTGGGCATAAGCCATCGGCCAATCATCCCATACATTTTTAATATGTCTATTTAATAATAAAAAAGTCCAATGGTATTTAGTTGTACCATATAAACGTAATGATAATTGGTCAGGTCTTTCACCATCTTGAACTTCAACTGTTTCATAAAATGCAATTTCGTCTGTTGCTGTATCAGATAACTTTACTGCAGCAGCTAAATTAGATAGTGTTTCATTAATACCATCGCCGTTAACATCTATATCTATTTTTTCTATATTTTTAAAGTACATTAGTATCCTAGCTCCTGAACGTCGTCTTGATGAATTGGGAATATTTCCTGCATTGTTAATGATAAATCTATTTCAACAGGTCTGTTACCTCTCTTAAACATAGAAACTGAATTGGGGTTATACGATACATTACATGTTGTTATTACTACTGGAGGTATTTGTATCATACCTTGTTGGCCGTGAAACGATATAACTATATGGTCTGGTACTAAAATGGTCATCGCATCACGTCTTTTCGAGTGTGCTGCCCTTCTAAACATTTTAATAATATCTATTGATGATTCAGATTCCTTTAAACTTGCAGGTAACATTTTAAAATTAAATGCAAATGTTCTTAATGGAGTTTTTTGATAATTAATATATTCATTAGGATTTTGTACCTTACCAGTACTTAACATATATTCATTTGCTACGATATCACCAATACCATAAGTTCCTAAGGCAGCAACTTTAGATGTCATATCAGCACCAAGTAATTTAGTGAGACCACTTACCTTAGTTCCACTTGATGCAGCAGCGGCTACTTTTTTCGCAGCTAGC